GGTCAGATTGACTCAGAAACCGTTGAACTCGAGGGATCGAACCAAGCGCAGACGGTTAAAACCTTCAACACGATCATAAGCGTTTCAAAGTCTGACAAAACTGGCGGGAATGTAACGACCCAGGACGCAACGGCGGCAACGGTCGGAGTTTTAGCTCCCGGTGAAAATGAGATCGAACGGCAGACCGTCCTTTTCTGGCCCATGCCCTCAAGCGCTGAAACTATCCGCTTTAGAATGTACATGAAACACCCTTTTCTCTGGATGGACACAGACCGCCTTTTAATCCGTGAGAAATGGCACAGGCTCGCCTGCTACAAGCTTGAAAAGAGACTTAGGGAGTCATTTGACAAGGAAGTCCCCAAAGGGCTTACGGACGATATTGAGCGCATCCAAAGGGACTTTGAGAACGAGTCAGAGGATTTGAGCCAGACACCGCTTATTCCAGACGAAGGGGATGGCGGTATTTTGGGAGACTCCTTTTTCTTCGACAAATTTCGCGGTGATTATGCGTAAAGTCTTTGACTGGTATCTGAAATTCTTTCTCTTGGGTTGCATGGTCTTTTTCGTGCCGGGGAAACAGTTTTACGGGGCTCAAGAATGCTTTTTTCAGTACGGGACGATGGGAATGCTCGGCCTTTGTTATTTCGTACCCAGAAAGAGACAGATTTTAAACCCGTATCTCGGGGCGATTCTTTTGTATGCCTTGGTGAACACGGTCATTTTCCATTTCGGGGATCTGAACAGGATGATTTTACTGAACATCTTCTTGGGGTTTGTCTTGATTAAAGAACTCGCTGAAAGAATTGATCTTGATTTCAAAGCTATTGGTGAATTCATGGCTTTGTTTTGCGCTTTTAATGTCCTTTGGATGATCTTACAGATTTATGACATAGACCCCGTATTTTCAAGCGTTGCGCCGGGACTGTTTGAAGGCCCTTGCATGGTGTTTTTTACATATTCATCGAAGTATTTATTCAGAACGTATTCATTCGCATCAGCCACGGTCACGATCTGGCTTCTGGAAGTCCTGTGTTTGGAGTTCGTGCCATACCACATATCCTGAATGATGAAATTCGCCTCATTCTTGGCGGTTTCCAAGAAATCAGCGCTGTCAGGTAAACCAGCCGTCTTTAAAGCCTGTCTGCAAAGAAGTCCGAAGATCATAGTTCCTTAAAGAAAAGGCGGGGGCGCACCAATACCCCCGCCCGTTCGTTTAGACTACCGTGATATACGCCTGTTTCGTAGAACGCGCAGGAGTTCCAGCTGAGGCCGTCTGCGGTTGCAGAGCGAACCCAAGCTGAGTCTGCGTGGTTGACGTGGTAGTGGTAGCATCACCTGAAACACCAACAAACAGCGCATCGCCAGAAGCGATGGTCGTGTTCGTGTTCGTAGCGACAAGGCCCTTACCGCGAACCAAAATCAGCGCATTAGCGCCCGAAACAATGCTCTGCTGTGCCACACCTGCGACACGAACACCGTTTGCGGAAGCCGTGGAAACTCTCACCTGAAAAGCGCCGTTATCGGGGTCAACCTGAGCATTGGCAACGTCATAAACCAATACCGTACCCACACTAACGAGCGTTGTTTCATTTGAGGCAACCTGCACCGACGTATAGCAGTCATCAGCAGACCCTTCAACATTCCGAGAAGGCGCGCAAGTCAAAGCAAATGCGCTCCCGCTCGAAATCAGGGTTCCGACAACGAAAAACAATGCGAAAAACAAATTCCTTTTTTTCATAGTCATCCCCCTTTCTTAGAAAGCGGCCCCTGTCCAGACCGAGTTATATTTAGGGCCAGAGATTTCAAACTGACCCATAATGAGCATCTTCGCAACTTCCTCGAAGACGTTATACGCTTCAATGAATTCACCCATTTTAAAGTTCGCTTCTTTCAGAACTTTAAACTTGAGGAATTTTGTATTGAGCGCGTATGCCCGCTGCACAATGTTGTCACTCCACGCCACACGGCAGTCGGCCATGTACATGAGGTGCGGATAACCAACCTTCTGGTCCTTGCCACCCTCGTTCACAAAACGCTCGTTCGCCTGCAAGCTGAGCTGGAAAGCGTCCCAGATCGTGCGGCTCGTGAGAATCAAGTTTGGGCGGTTCATCCCGAAGGAAGCTCCGTTGTAAAGATCCTGAAACACAGCGCGTCCAGCATTGGAAGTGTTAAACGCAGTCGCGGAAGCAACAGCAGTCGTAACAACACGGCTGCGAGCCTTCGCATACTTCGTTTTATCAACGCCAGTTCCAGGAACGTCCTGTGTCGCAACGTCAGGAACAAGATCCTTCAACCCAAGCCAGCCAAACTGCGTACCCTGATCGCTTGCGCTAGAGGCTCCGCTTACCTGGTTTGTGTTGGACAGATAGATGTCCAAGCCGTTGTTTACAGATTCTTTCGTTTGTTCAACTTTCGATTTCAAAAGACTTACAGCACGACCATCCCCTGAATTCATAGCGAGATCATCCGTGTAGATATGCGTTGTCCCGTAGAAACGAGCCACCGAATACTCGAAAGCGTCAATGCCTTCCTGTTCGTCCGTTGAAATTACTTGCCCTCTGCGAAAACCACCAACCGCCTGAGAATCACCAATAATTGCAGGCTCATTAAAAACCCTACCGCCGTCCTCAACTTCAAGCATCCCGCCTTTATCCTTAATTTCCGACAAAAGAGCGTTGTTTTGGACGATGCTGGATTTAATGTTAGCCGCAATTTTCTCTTTGGTTGTGGCCCACAGAGCGCGTAATGAATTGTCACTCGGTTTTGCCATTTAATTACCCTTGAGCTAATTGCTCTTGTCCTTCTTGAAAAATCTCGTCAAGTGATTGCGCGTCCGGTTTTGCACTTGAGGGAACTCTTGAAGCAGGCTTGGAAGGGGTCTGTTTTGACCTGTTTTTTGAATCGGTAAAGACTTTCTTAATCGCTTCTTTTCCCGTTTTTCCCATCTTCGCTAGAGCCAAGCTGTACATCTCATCAAACGGAAGACGTTTTCCATGCTCATCTCTCAAGCCTGAGAAGAGAGCCATCGTTTTGAATTCGTCTTGACTGATTGTGATGCCCTGTTTTTGCTTTTCAGCAATCCAGGAATCGACTTCCGCAATAGCCTTTTCGCGTTCCTGAGAAACAGTGCGTTCTTCCGCCTCTTTTTTCTCACGTTCACGTTCAGCTCTGATCTCATCAATGTCCCTGCGGGTTTTGATAAGCTCAGAATCACGGGTGTAATCGACAGTTGCACCGTCTTGACTGGCGAGTGGGCCAACGGGTTGTTTGCCTTGAGCGATTAAAGAAACGTCTTTGGCAATCGAGGAGAGTTTCTGTGCAACGCCATCAGATCCGTACTGGAAGGTATGCCAAAAATCCCGAAAGAATGACATATCCTCTTTGGTCGGTTTCTGATTGCCCCACAACTGATTCTGCTCTGTCTCAAATGCTTTCCGACTTTCTTCCAACTGCTTTGAGTCTTGCGCCACCTTCTGCGTTTTCCGGGTATAGTCGGACTGCATCATGAATTTCTCTTTCAAGAACGGGTTCTTGTCTAAAAATGACAAAAACTCTTTTTCATTCTTAAAAGAAAGCTTCTTGGCTTCATCCAACGTGATCTCGCCGTAAGGAGTTTCGATAGGTGCCTTGTCATCAGCTTTTTCGACTTGCTCCGTTGCTCCATCCTCATCCGTTTGGCTAGAATCTTCAGGACTGCCAGCCTTGTCCTTGAGTGCATCAGCGAAAATGTCAGAAACTTCCTCTTGAGGTTCGACGGCCTCTTGAGAATTAATTTCCACCACTTCGACTTCCGCTTGCTCGTTTTCGTCCATGTACTGCTCCTTTGTTGGAGTCCGGGTTATGGTTGCTCCGTTGATAAAAACAAAAAAGCCACGCTCAAGGATTTTTAGTCCTCAAACGTGGCTTGAACTGTCTTGTGACAGGTGAAACCGTTACTGCCTGATTTTTTTACTTCCTTAAGTTCTCGATCACCTTTGCCCCGAATCCGGGGAATAACTTCTCAAGTGCTTTTATCAGTCCGACAATATGCCTAAGCGAGTCGGTTTCTTGGGTCATTATTTAGAGGGCCGACCGCGCTTTTTAGGTTTCAAATCTTCGTCAACTTCTGTGACTTCTTCGTGTTCTGTCG